GAGTATAAACCAGACTTTGTCTGACCATTTCTATTTCTTTTAGTGACATCTGATGCATTGTATAATTTTTTAAAGTTATCTCCACCTTTGTCTAGGGCGTTTGAAGTACTACCCATCATACACTTACCAATAATTCTACTACCTAATCTAAGACATGTTTTTGTAACACGCCAGTTGTTTAATATATTATCAGGTCTTTCCCACTTACCACTTTCATCATGTACTAACAATGCTAATTTTTCACCATCATAGCTATTGTCACCTGTATTTTTCCAATCAATAGTTGTATCTAATCCTTCTAACTCTTCTAATTGCTCATTAGCTGTTATTTTCTTTCTAGTAAATTTACTAGCTGGTACTCTATACGCTAATTCAGTTTTAGGACGATCCATACCATCTTGAATAGGTTTAAAGAAAAAAGGATAATTAATACTAATAGGGACCACTTTGTCTGTTTTAGAAAGTATACCATATCTACTATCACTCGATATAGTGGCTAAATTAACTGTTTCTGCAGATGACATAAAAGAAAATCCTGATCTTCTGTTTTTTAGGTAACACATACCATAACATCTTTTATCTGCTTTACAAGCCTCCCAAAATATAAAAAACAACCTGTTTGCCTCTCTAAAATCTGGGGCTCCAACATCAATTTTACTCCATTGAAGATACATGTAGTGCGTACCCACTATATATGTTGGTTTATTGTTGTTCATAAACCAAAAACCTTCATCTCTTCTTTTAAACTCTTCGTCTATATAATCATACCATT